TTTTCAAAGCCGCGGCCGAGCGCGCCGGCATGTCTACGCACGCATTCGCTGAAAAACACAAACACGACTCAGGAAAGACAGGGAACCGCGCACGCCTGGCTCTCGCCTACGCGTCCGCACGCCACTAATGGCCGAAGAACTTCTCGAGCAGGACGAACAAGAAAATCCGGACGAGCAAAACGGCGATCTAGACGACTTTCTTCCCGGCGAATTGTGTCCAGTCGATGCCGTGCTCGAGGAAGATGTCGTCGATCTCGAAAACGACGAGGACATGACTCGCGAGGAGAAAGAGGGACTCCTCAAAGATCTTTGCATGAAAGCCGCGCAGCGCGATCTCTCTTCTTATCGGCTCGAAGTGCGCGATGCGTGGAAAGCGCGCTACTTCTACCGCGGGAATCAGTATTTGCTGCCTGGAAAAAATGGCGCATGGGTTCTGCCGCAACTGATCCTTGTCGGCGGCCAGTCGTACGATGACCACAATCAAGAGACCAACATCTACCTGGCCTTCGCGGATACCGTCACCGCGGCATTGACGGCCGGCACGCCGAGCGTACGTTTCGAGCCTGACGATCCGACGAATCCCGCGGATATGACCGCGGCCGAGAATTCCGACGGTGCTCGCCGGCTGATCGAACGCGCGAACAATATGATCGTGCTCCAGGAAGAGATCTCCCGCTTCCTTTGGACCGATTCACGCACTCTAGTGTGGACGCGCTACCAGATCGACGGGCAACGCTTCGGTTACGAACACGAGAGCGATCTCGATGACGAGTTGTCGTATCTTCCTGAACTCGGCGAGAAGGCCGGCGCAGAGGAAGCCGCGACAGATGGGACCGTCGATCGAGGTCGCCCCCGTGGACAGGAGATCATCGAAGCCTTCGGCGCGCTCGAGTCGAAAGTCCCGATGCAAGCGAAAGATCTCAACGGATGTGATTACGCGCAGATCGCCGGCGAGTTCGATATCACGCGCATGAAGACGAAGTATCCGGAAAAGGCCGACGACATCCAGGCGATGCAATCTCCGAGCGCGGAAACCGAATACGCGCGGCTCGCACGGACTTCGATCATGACCGGAATGCGTCCGTCGAATATGACCAACGACGCGATGACCTACAACACGACGGAAACGATATCCTGGTTCCGGCCGTCCTTCTTCCGCGAGATCAAAGACCAGAAAAAGCGCAACTGGCTTTATCAGAACTTCCCGAACGGCGCTCGCGTTGCCATGGTCGGCACAGTAGTTTGCCAGGCGGTCAAGGAATCGATGAACGATCACCTTACGCTGATCCACGCGCGGCCAGGTGACGGAACGCATCGGCCGGCGCTCGGTTCCCCGATTATTCCGCTTCAGGAGAAACTCAACGATTGCATGGATTATGTGCACGACGCCTTCATGCACCTGATCCCGATCAAATGGGTCGATTCTGAAGCCGTCGACACCGAAGCGCTCCAAGAGATCCAGGGGAAGCCGAACACTTATCTCAAGATGAAGCGCAAGCCCGACAAGGATCTCGCCGGGAACATCTACGTCGAGCCACAGATCCAGATTGCCGAAGGCTTACTCGTGTACATCGAGAAACTTTTCGGCGAGTTCGCGCAATTCCTTTGCGGCGCCTTCCCGGCTCTATTCGGCGGGAATACCGGCTCGAACGACACCGCGAGCGGCATCGCTTCGCAACGGGACCAAGCGCTCGGCCGCATCGGCCTGACCTGGCGCAACATCAAGGCCGGCTACGCACAGATCATTCGCCAGGCCGTACAGTGCGCGGCGAAGTTCCGGAACGGCACGATGTCCGGCGAAGTTCCGGCCGCCGGCGGCGTCAAAGAGCATCTGCGGATCAACTCCGAAGATCTCAAGGGCAATATTCGATGCTATCCGGACACGGACGAGAACTTCCCCGAGTCTTGGGTAGCGCAGCGCGCCGTGTGGCAACAACTCATGGCCGCGGCCGAAAAGAATCCTGTGCTCGGCGCGATTCTGACGGTTCCTCGAAACTTGATGATCGCGAAGGATAAGGCCGGACTCCCCGAGCTTGTCGTTCCACAGGCCGAAGCGGCCGCCAAGCAAGCCGGCGAGATCGTTCTCTTGCTCGAGGGAACGGTTCAGCCGAATCCGAAGCTACTCGCCGCACAAGAGCAACTCGCGAAACTCGTCGCCGGCGGCGCCGATCCAGTAGCGATCGCAACGCTCACGCAAGCGATGAAGAGTATCCCGCCGGAAGTTTCCTCGGTCCCGATCGATGAAGAACTCGACGATCACTTGAACGAGATGGGAGAGATCAAGACGTTCGCGAATAAAGCCGAAGGGATCCGCGCTCGAGTCGACAATCCCGAAGGCTTCGCGAATCTTCGTCTCCACTATGACGAGCACAAAAACGCGCTCGCTTCGCAGCAGGCCGGCAAGCAAGGACCTCCGGAGAAGCCCGTCTCTGAGAGTTTGAGCATCAATTTCAAGGATCTCCCGATCGATGGCCAGGTTCAGGCCGCGGCCAAGGTCGGGATCCAGCTAAACCCCGCAAAAATGCAAGCGGAAGAGAATCAGGATAAAGCGGCCGAGCTCGCAACTGCGGCCGCGAAAAAAGCTCCGCCGGCAACCGTCGGCGCGATTCAGTAAAAATCAGGTAATCAGGGAGAGGTGGCTATGCTGGACGGTGAAGATCTAGGTTTGATTGAAGACGAAAGCGGAACGGGCGACGAGACACTCGACAACGAGCCCGAAGGCGGAGACGAAGGAGCCGGCGCCGGCGATGAAGGAGAAGGCGCCGAAGAAGGTGAAGGCGAAGGCGGAGAAGAAGAAGAGTTAAGCGAGGGAGACCGCGGCGGTCGACGTATCGACGCCAAGGCGCTCCCGGTCCAGATTCGCAAAGCGCTTCGTTCCCTCTCACAAGCCGATCCGAACTTCGCGAAACAATTCCCACGACTCGAGAAGGACATCTCGAGCGCACTTTTCAAAGTTAACCAGGTCAATCAACTCGGCGGCGTCCAGAAGTTTCAGCAACTCGCCGAACTCATCGAAACGCACGGCGGCGAAGAAGGTCTCGCGTCCGCGATGGAAGAACTCGAAGCCGGCCGGCAACTCGAAGATGGCTTCCGGCGCGGCGATCCTGCGGTGATCGATGGATGGGCTCAGGATTATCCGGCGGGATTCAAATCGCTGATCCGGCCGGCGATCGCCAAGCTCGAGCAGATGGATCCGCAAGGCTACGCGCGAGAGATCTCCGATCCCGTGTGGCGCTTCCTCGATTCATACGGAGTGATCAGCGTCTTCAATCAACTCGAGACCGCGCTCGCTGGCATCGGCGATCCCGGGAAAGTAGCGCTTGGCGAGCTCACCAAGATCAAAGGGTTTCTGTCGAATCTGCGCGACCTTGCGACAAAATCGAAATCTCCGGATCCGCTCAAAGGCGATCGCGAAGCTCTCGATGCACGCGAGCAGGAGATCGAGACCGAACGAACCAAGATGTTCTATGGTTCGGTACGCCAGGACGTGAACGGCCAGGTCACCGCGCACATGAACCGACTGATCCGCGCGGAGCTCGGCGGTCTGAAGCTTCGGCTCGAGACCGCGAACCGGCTTCGCAAAGAGATCAATGCGGAACTGTCGCGAACGGTCAACACGAATAAGGAATATCAGACACGCTACAAGGCGATCATGAAGGGCGGAGACAAAGATCGCGCCGTGCGGTTCATCGTCCAGAACGCCAAGGCGAAGATGCCGGCGGTCGTGAAGCAACTCATCCGCGAGTTTAACCTGAAGCCGGCCGGCAAGGCCGCGGGGAACCGGCCAGGCGCACGGCGTCCCGCCGGCGGATCTGGCGGCGGGAGCAACTACGTGCCAGGCGTGCCGAAGACGCTCGATGTCGACTTCCGGAAGACGGATAAGGCGCGCTTCCTTGGAATGAAGGCCGCCGGCCATGGCGAAGCCTGGCTCTTAAACGGCAAGCTCGCCAAGTGGTAACTACACAAGATTCGTTCTCTCGACTACTCGATCGTGTCGGAGTCACGTTAAACCGGAAACTCGAGCTCGAGCAGAGCGATGCAACAAACACGCTACGGCGTGTCACTACCTAGCAAACTCACACGGCAGGGGCGAAGCCGCGCTCGAAGAAATCGCAGCAGGTAAGTCTAAAACAAGGGAGCAGCCTATATGGCCGCTCTAAATGAAGCCGCCGTTCAAGCTGTCGAGCTTGAGACAGTTCGGGAAGAAATTCCGGACTTGATGCTCACCGAAGACACCTTTTACGCGCGGCTAAAGAAAGCTGGACGCGTTCTTCCGATGTCGACTTCGACAGGCGGAAGCTCGGGATCCAGCTTTGACGCAACGGGTCGACCGTCGCTTCGTATTCCGATGCGAATCGCCGCCGGCTCGACGCACCAGCAATTCTCGGCAGATGGCGGGGACATGGGTCGCGGAACGGGATCGTTCTACGCGGCGCAATTCCTGACGCCGGTCAGCTTCTCGGAAGCATGCGAGATTACGGCGCAAGCTCTCTGGTCGACGGAGAACGGAAAGAAGTCCCGCGTCCAGGTGAAGGCGTCGGAATTCACGCATACTCTTGAACAGTTCAAATCGAATCTGGACGCGGATCTCCAAGGCGACGGCTCTGGAACACTCGCGACGGTGACGACTCCGAACTCGGCTTCCGGTCCGGCTGGCCCGTCGTTCTCGAATATCGTCGTATCGAACGCGAACCAGTTCTTCGACAACCAAGTCGTGCAAGTCTTCCCGTCGGTCGGCGGCGTATCGCGAGGCTCGTTCCAGATCTCGTACGTCGACGGCGTCGTCAACACGATCTACAGCGCGCAAGCGCTTCCGGCCGGCACAACGGCCAACGATTTATTGATCGTGAACGGCGCTTCCGGCGGCGCAGGCACTTCGATCCAGGGAATCAAGGCGTACCAGGTCAACGGTAACGCCGGGACTTTGAACGGGCTCGCTCGTTCGAACTTCCCCGGCCGTCTCTCGACGCCTACCGTGAACCTCGGCGGCGCCGCGATCACCCCGCAGATCGGCCGCCTGATCGTTTCGAAGATTGCTCTCGCATTGGGGAATGAATCCCCGGCGCTCGCGGATCTCGTCTGGTACATGAACGTCGACCAGGCCGCCGCGATCGAAAACCTCGCGATTCAAGTCGCGATCACCAACCAGCAAGAAATCAAGGGTGACTCTTCTCAGGACATGCTGAAGAAGTACACCCCGAACACCTTCGTCGGGTACGACATCATCAAGTCGGTTCACGCCACGCCTGGCCGCATCGACGCGCTGTGCCTGAAATATTGGGGTATCGGCGAGTTGAAAGCCGCGGATCTGTACGACGTGAACGGGCAGACAGTCTTCCCGACGATCGGCGCATCTGGTGGAATTAACGCGAGTACAGTATTTTATTTTGTAACTTCCATCAATGTGTTTAACAGTAACGTCCGTGCGGGTGCGTATGTCCAGAACGCGCAGATTCCGACCGGCTACTACTCCTAATTGACGTGATGCCATGAGCGAGAGTATCCTCGCTCGCGGTAGAGGAAACGGGACCGAGGCTCGCTCTGCGTATTCCGTCCGGAACCTACGCGGAGCGAGTTTCGGAAAATCAGGATCAGGGAGCTCGAAATGTTGAAACCATCACCAGAGAACGAAGCCGATAATCGGAAACCCTTCGCAGGTGAAGCCGAACAGGCCGAGCCAACGAACGCGCGCTCGCCGCGAGATCTCGTCGAGAAGCTTGGAATCAGAGCTTCTCTGAGATACACACTCCGTCAGCGACGCCAGGCTCTACAGATCAAAGTTTCGCAACTCGATCGAGCGATCGCGCTTCTCGATGCCGATCCGAGTCTCGAGTATTCGCTCGAGATCCTGAGGGACGCCGAGCGCGGAAGCCTTTTCTAGCCATGGCAATTAACGTCGAACCACTCGCAAACTTCGTCCTGATCAAGCGGCTCGAAGAGAATCAGGACATCAAGCGCGGACTTCACATCCCGCAGATCGGCCAGCAGAAATCGAACAAAGGCCGCGTCGTCGGCGTTGGCGAAGGCCGCATTGTCGGCGACAAGATCGTTCCGATCCCGCTCAAGGAAGGCGACATCGTTCTGTTCTCGAAGTACGGCGTCGAGGAGATCGAGCTCGACGGCGAAGAGTTCCTTCTTTGCCGATACGACGAGTGCAAGCTGAAAGAAAAGCTCGTCGCGCTCGTCAATACGCTGCAATGAACCATCTCGACCAAGCCAGATTCCATACTTTCCTCGCCGATCACGCCGCCGAAGGTCGCGATCCTCAACTGTATTCTGTCCACGGACAGACGCTCTTCGCGAAGTACGCGATGAGTGGATCGCTTTGTACTTCGGCTTACGTCTTTTCGATCCGGCGCGGAAAAGGCGAACGGGCTCCGAAGTATGAAGGATCTTTCCCGGCGAACGATCTCGAAGTCTTCGACATCGGCGCCGGCTGGAAGGCCATGGCGATCGAGCTCCCGAGTTTCTGGTCGGTCGATGAGCAGATGGCGAAGATCATCGCAGCCGAAGCGAAATTAATGGAACTCACGGCGTGAACTGGTACATACACGGCCACGAACGGCTTACGGCTCCTCCGGAGTATCAGGAATACCTGACCGCGATCGGCGGCCGAAACCGTTTCGGCGATCCGAACTTTATTCTCGAGTGGGGACAAACCGCGCTCGAAGTCGTCCGCGGGACCGATGCGTTCGGCCGAAACGGCGCGCACACCATCTTGAAGCATGGCGGGATCGCGGCATGGTTTGTCGCTGTCTGGAAGCCGCCAGAATGTTTCGGAACGCCGGAGTTCTGGTACGCGATCTCGTGGGACTGGGAGAACGAGGAGCCGACGCTCGGCGAGTATCCCTGGCGTGGTTTGTACATGCCGGCGCCGTTCAATCTGTACGTCAAAAAGATGACCGGCGGCGGACATCGCTTCCTGAAGAACGGCGAAGTCGTCGAGGAGCCGGCGAAGCTCGAGATCGATGCGATGCCGCTGAACTATCACATTCTCGATCTGCTCATCCCGAACTTGATGAAGGCGCAAGAAGAAACCTTCGAGCAGAAACGAATCGCGATCCAGAATCGCATGATCACGGAACGCGCAGCGGCCAATAAACAAGCCATGGATGCATACCTAGACGCGGCGCCGGCGTTCCACGGGAACGACTTCACCGGCGCATCGAATCGCGAAGCTTGGCTTCAACGCATCGCCGAGAAACAAGCCGGCATGAAAGTTTCGAGAGATCAGATCGTCCGCAAGC